CCCGCGAGCACTGGCTGCTGATGCTGGCCGCACTGATCGCGGCATTTGCGGTGATCGTCGCCCGACTGCCGGAACTCATCGCGGCATTCCGCTGACTCGGCGTGCTCATCGGCCACGTGCAGATGCATTAGGAGATTCGATATCATGTTGATTATGTGGGCGGTGTTCGCGACGTTCCCGATCCTGATAATACCGGTGCTGGTGCTGATGATCTGGGCGGGGGTCATCGCGATAATCGACTGGTTCACGGAGCGGCGTTCTGCTGCTGCACGCTCTGCGACACCGCCGCGCGGGTTATCGGGCGCAGCAGCTGCAACGCCTGCTGCAACTCTCCCGGCGATGGTGGACCCCCTCCACGCCCGGCCGCGGCGATAGCGCGCGGACCACCGCCGTAGTTTCCAGCCTGTATGATCCGGTTACCTCCGGCGCCAATTCCCAACCCCAGCAGGCCGGTGCCCCCGGTGGTGAGTGCATCGATGGTTGCCAGCTTCAACGCCACCGCCATCGGGATGGCCGCCGCGCCTGCACTGCCGATGCCAGTCGCGACACTTCTGCCGGTGGTGCCGAATTTGCTCTCGATCGTCGGCTGAATGACGGTGTTGCCGGTCTGCGCGATCCGATCCAGCACGCCAGGGGATTTGCCGCCGCCGTAATTGTCGTTTACCCGCCCGGTCTCTGCGTGGAGATCGCCTGGATCGAATGTGCCATCGCTACGGGCTACCGCCCGCAAGGTCTTATCGGCTCGATATTGGTCGTTAGCTGCGTCAAAAGCGTTGATCTGATCGTTTGTCATCACGCTCCTGGCGCGATTGTCCAGCTGGCTCTTGAGTTGCCAGCCGATCGCTCGCACGTCTGGCTCGGTTGAGTTGAACAGCGGCGACAGGCTCCGCGCCAGCGTCTGATAATCCTTGCCGGCAATGCTGCCGCCGCCCTTATTGAAGGTGTCCTGCACGTGGTTGATCGTAGCGTTGACTCGTGCCCTGTCTTCCGCAGTAAGAGCTGGTGATATCCCGCTGCGGATACTGTTGAGATCGGGGCCGAGTGTGCCGGCCGGAACCGCTCCTATGGAGTCGATGGAACTGCCGTAAAGACCGCGTATCCTGGTGTCGGCGTCGGTCTTGTAGGCATCGTTCACCAGCGTGTTGCCGGATGTGTCGCCAGCCTGCTTCATCACCACGCCGCGATACTTTTCCAGCTGATTTTCCATGAAGTCAGGCATGCCTGATCCGAGTATGGCGCCGCCATATTTGGATGATGTCTGCAGCAGGGGATCATTGCTGACCTGCGAACCCATCACCGGCACGCCGGCCTTTACCAGTTCATCGGCCTGGGTGGCGCGCTCCAGCTGGTCCTGCGGCAGTCCCCCGAGCCTGGGATTGGCCCGGATTGTGTCGCCGCGCAGTCGACTGATCGCGCTGCTGACCGGATCAAGTACCGCACCGGTCGCCGCCGGCAGCACCGCGCCGGCGGTAACGCCAGCCTCGATCTGCGGCCCGAGCGGCTTGCTGGGATCGGCGGTCAGGGCGGCCTGTGTGCCACCGCCCGCGCCTCCGGTCACCGCGCGCTCTCCCGCATTTACGATGGCGCCAGGAACGCCGCGTGTGAGAAACGCCGGCAGCAGCTTGGTCGCCGCATTCAACCCGATCCCTAACGGCCCAGTGACCGCGGACGTGATCGGAGCGGTCATCACCATATTGCCGACCGTGCGGCCGGCATTTGCCACCGGGTCGTTGCCGTATTTCGCATCGAACGCAGCGCGGTCCGCGGCATTCTGCTGCCCGATCGCGTCCCGCTCGTCCGCTGACGGGATCGGCACTCCGTATTCTGGGTTGCCGTATTGCGCGAAGCGGTCAGTGAAGTCGCGCCCGCCGCGGATCAGACCGGCGTTGCGCGCTTCGGCGGTATCCACGGGATGCGCTACGGCGGTCGCGACACCCTTGCCGAGATCCCACAGTCCTTCTGGGATGCCGACGATGGTGCGCATAGTACGCTGCATGAAGCCGGGCTGGTCTTGTGTCTGCGCCTGGTTTCCACCGCCTCCTGCGGCTGGATCATCCGCTGGGTTGTATGGGCTCGGTGCAACCGGCTGGTGGTGCGAGCCGCCGCTGCCGGGGTCTTCATCCGGGTTGTATTCTGCCATCTGATTTACTCCGGCCGCGTGGCGCCTTCCTTCGGATTGAATATCCTTAGATTGCCGCCCTGGTCTTTATAGAAACCGCCCCGCTCAACATTGTCCCAGATGGATTTGCCGACATCCGAACCCTGCGCGTCCTTCGGCACCTGGTGAATGGCTGACCCGACCTCCGCATCCGCCTCGCGCTGTGCCTGCCCGATTGGCATGCCGTCCGCCACCCTGCTGCGCACCGCCTCGGTGTATTTTTGCTGGTGGTCGAACGTGGTTATTAAGAACCCAAGTCTGGCATCACGATATTGCTCCGGGGTCCACGCACCTCCTGGACCAGCTTTTTCCAAAAAGCCCAGGTCCATGTTGGTAGTGCGCTGAAATCCGGTGCCGTTACGCAGTGTTGTCATCAGTCGGTTTGTCGCTGAATTTAGCGCGTCCTGGGCGGCAAATTTCTGGGTCTCCTCTGGGGTAGCGATGTTGTTGCGGACCATCCAATCGCGCACCGGCTCCATCCCCGGCATGCTGAGGAACCCAGCCTGTCCCGCCGCTTTGGAGAGCGTACGCAGGGTCTGCAACTGCGCAAGCCCGTCATGTGACGTTTGCGACGTGGCGTCCAAGCCTTCAAGGATCTTCTGCTTGGCGGCCAACCGTTGTGTGTTCTCGTCCTTTTGCATCTCCAGATAAGACTTGTTGGCCTGCATCCATGCAGACTGCTGTTGCTCTTGCTGCTTGTTGCTCCAGTCGGTGAACTTGTTCTGCTTCTCGGTTTGCAGCGCCTGCATGTCCTTGCGCACTGCCTCTGCCGCCGTCGGATCTTTGTTCAGCAGCGCGAGCCGGTAGCGCTCCGCCAGATTGGCCTTCTCGGCATCCGTGAGGTCGGGCGACACCGAAGCCGGAACCGGTGGTAACTGGAACACGAACGGCTTGGAGCCATCGGGTATGACGGGCGGTGACGGCGGCAGCGACGGCACGGCGTTGCCGGCCTGCGCTACCTGGGTGTCGCCGACATCCTTCGCCCCAGCGCCCTTCATACCGCCGAGGATCGCCGCGACGTCGCCGGCCGTTTCCGGCATCTGCCCCGGCGGTTGCGTGGTGGTAGGCGCCCCTGGCCCCGCCACGAGGCTGGAGGGCGGTCCTGGCGGCGTGATGGCGCCGGTCTGCGTGCCTCCGCCGGTCGGTAGCTGGTCGCCCTGTACGGGCGCTGGGCCGCCCGCTGGCGGGGTGGTCGTGGGCGGCACCGCGGACGGCGCCACCGGAGCCGGTCCAGTCGGAGCAAACAGCGGCGGCGCAGCGAGCAACTGCTTCTGGCGCTGCAACTCGATGTCGGTCTCGGTCTGCTTGCGGCGCTCCTCGGCCTGCTGCACCGCCAATGATCCAGCCTCAGTCGTTGCCCTCTGCTGCCCGGTCCTGGCCTGCTGCTGCGCCACCCCGAGCTGCCCGGCCTGGATCTGCCGGCCCTGCTGCGCGCCCAGGATGGTGAGCGCGTTCTTCACCTGATCGCGCTGCGCCTGCTGCTGCGAGTAGGCCAGGTCCTGGCTGCCGATCTCGCTTTCCTGCGCGCCCTGCAAGCCGGCGGCCAGCGCCTGCCCCATCGTGGTGCGCACCGGGTGGTAGCCGCTGTTGGCCAGCAGCCCCATGCCGAAGTTCATCAGCGAGCGCGTGCCGGCGGCCTCGCGCGCATCGCCGGTGAGGCCGCCACCGCCACCGCCGAACGCCTCGCCGAGCCGCGAGATGAACGACTGCTCCTTGCCGCTGTCGGACTGCTGCGAGCCCATGTTGAGCTGGTGCAGCACCCGCGCGACGTCATCGTCGGACGCGCCCACGGCGGGCATCGCAAGCAGCCCCGAGTCCGGTGTGCTGGTGTCAGCCATCGAAGCCCTCGCATTCACAGTGGGGACGCGGCCAGGATCGCTCATCGCCCATGGCTGTGCGCCACGTCGGTCGTACAGCGCCACCGCCGCCGCGTGCTGATCGCCCGGCGAATAGTCCATGGCGCGGCCATAGGTGCCGTCCGGCAGGCGTGGCAGCCCAGCCCAGGCGGCCGCGGTCTCCCAGGTGCCGGAACCGCCGCGCGAACTGTCCTCCATCTGGTAGTAGCCGCTCGCCGGGCCGCCGCTGCGCTGCGGGATGTTCTGGTTGCCGCTCTCGCGGGCCGAGAAGCGCGCCAGGTCGGCCTCGCGCTGGGCGATATAGGCGTCGTCATCGGTGCTGGTCGTGGTGCCCATCAGAGATTCAGCAAGCCGCCGCGCACGTAGCCCTGCTGTCCGCTGGCGCTGCCGCCCGGCATCAGCGCGTTGCTGCGCTGCTGCAACAGCGTGAGCAGCGTGCCCAGATCAGGCCCGCGACCAGGCACCACCTGCGACTGCGCCATCTGCTGCGCCACCTGCCGCTGGAGCGCCGACTGGTTCACGTCCTTGGCGCCACCAACGGCGCCCTTCAGCTGGCCGAGCGCCGCTTGTAGCTTCGGGTTATCGCCCCAGAAGCCGCTGCCGGCGCCGATCGTGTTGCCGGCGAACGGGTCGAAATTCCCCATGCCGGCGATCGCCGCGTCGGAGGCGAACGGCGAGCCACCCGACAGCGGCAATTCTTCCGGGAGTGCGGCCAACGTGTTGCCGGCGAACGGGTCGAAATCTGACATCAGCCGAGTTCCCATGCTATAAGCGGAACGGCCGCAGCGCTCGACACGCCACGGCCGCCCCTGACCAACAATCCTCTGCTGAAGGACTGAAGGCTGTGCCATTTAACACACCAGAAAAGAAACGCGCGTACGAGCGTTCGACCAGGGAACGCTACGCCGCCCGTGCATTCGAGTTCCTTAAAAACAGGCCGCTCTACAAGCGTTGGGCTGGTATCAAGACCCGTTGCTACAACGCCAACTCGGTGTCTTACCCATACTATGGCGGACGTGGCATCTTGATGTGCGATCAGTGGCGAAACAGTTATGAGGCATTCGAGGCCGACATGCTGCCTTCGTGGCAGCGTGGCCTGTCGCTCGACCGCATCGACAATGACGGCCCATACTCGCCACAGAACTGTCGCTGGGCGACGCGCACCGAGCAAATGCGAAACATGCGCGGCAATGTGTTTGTAGATACGCCGTGGGGCAGCATGACCTTGGCGGATGCCGCGATAAGATCCGGCATCGATGCAACTATGTTGGGATGGCGCCTCAAAAACAGCAAACCGCTGTTTGTCCCTGTTCGGGATACTCGCTACCGCAGCAAGAAGAAACCCCTCTGACATGGCGCGTTACTCAGCCTAAACCGCCAAGAAGCCCGCCAGTGGCGGCACCAATACCAGCGCCGAGCGCGGTTCCAAGACCAGGTATCGCGCTGCCAATCAGGCCACCGATGCCTGCGAGCGAGGACGCGCCGCCTAACGCCCCAGCGAGCGCATTGCGCTGCTGCGGTGGCGCCTGCTGCACGCCGTAGCTGGTGGTCGTTGACCCATAAGGTACTGCGCCAAGAGAAGAAAGTAAAATATCTAGGTTTTGGACGGGTTGATTTTGTTGTTCGTAAAAAGCGCCCATCTGCGCGTTCAGCAGCTGCTGCTGCTGGTTCTGCTGTGCCGCACCGATCGACTGCATCAGCGAAGCGTTCTTCTGGTCCGCCGCCTGCTGTGCCGCCGCGATCTGCGGCATCTGCTGCGCCGCGGTCTCGCCCAGCTGCAAGTTGGTGCCGAGCATGTTCTGCGCCGCCTGCTGCGAGGCGCCGTAGCCACCGCTGTATAGACCGGCCAGCGTGCCGGCCGCGCCGTAGCCCTGCGCGCCACCTTGCAGCGCCACCTGCGTCGCCGGGTTCATCGCGGTCTGCCACCCGCTGTTGAGCAGGTTGCCGATGGTCTGCCCGGCACCGACGGCGGCCTGCGACTGCGCCACGCCCTCTTGGACGCCCTGCCGCGAGCCACCGAACGCACCGGCTTGGTTGGCGCCCGCGCCGATGTTCTGCAGGTTCTGCTGTAGCTGCTGGCGCCCGATCTGCAGCGCCGGGTCGATCACCGCCTGCGAGAACGGCGACATGATTTGCAGCGCGTTGCTCGCCACCTGTCCGGCGGTCGCCGGTCCCTGCGCCGCATAGCCGCCCAGCAGCCCGGTCGCCGGGTTGATGACGTTCTGCTGGTAGTTGCCCATTAGCGCGTTGGTGGCGGCGTTCTGCTGGTCCGGCGTCAGGCTTTGCAGGTTGCCCAGCATGTTGCCCTGCGCGCCAGACGCGGCGGCGTATGCCGGGTCATACTGGCCCTGCATGTCGCGCACCGACTGATACGCGGCATTGGTGTCGGCGCCGGGGTCGGCGACCATCTGGCCGGTGTATGGCGTATAGGGACGCTGGCTGAGGTCGGTCGCCTGCTGCACCGCGCCCTGCGAGGCGGTGTTGAGCCAGTCGGGAATTGAGGTTGTGCTGGTCGAGAACGATTGCGTCTGCCCGCCGCCGCCTCCACCTTTCCCGCCGCCCATCGCTAGTGCTCCCTGACCAGCCGCTTGTGGAAGTGAGCCATGTTCGGCGTCGGCCGCCATCCGGTAGGCGCGGCAACCCGCCCCCAACCGGGGCGGCCACACGCGGTGGCCACCGTCGCGCCGTTTTCAATGCCCCAAGGCAGCACGTCGTGCTCAAGCGCGAGGACGTGGCGCAGCTCGCCGAACAGCAGCCAGAAGTGAACTGCCTTGTATTGCGGGAAGTTGTGCATCTCGGCGACGATGCAGGCGTCTTCGTTCTCGAACAGCCGCGCGCGCCCGGCGTGCAGAAGCTCGATGATATCGCTCACGCTGTGGGTATTCCCGCCATACTCCAGCGCGATCTGCATGCGGTGGATTTTCTCGCTTCCGGTCATGGCCGCGGCACCGCGGTGGTCGAGAGCGCGCCGGTATTGTCGACCGACAGCCGCCAGGTGCTGCCGTTGGGCGCAATCAGCATCACCGCCGCATATACCGGCTCATCGCTCATATTCGCCTTGCGGTTCATCGCATCCGCGATCATCGCCAGACGCTGATCGATTGACCCGCTGAATGGCGCAATGAACGGTGCGGGCGGACGTGCCATCAGCGTTTTCCTGCCTGCTGCATCAGGAGCCGTGTCCGGCCAACCGCGAAATCGGCATCGACCAGCGCCTCGAGCCGCATCGCCGCGGTGCGGCCCGACCACCGCATGTCCACCAGCCCGTTGTGCACCACCTGGAACAGGCCGGTGTCGTATTCCGACGCCTCGTCGTAGGGCTGCTCCCGCACGATGAAGCGCCAGCCGAGCATGTCATCGACCGCGCAGGCGGCATCGACCACCAGTTGCGTCACGGCGAACCGGCTGTCGCCCTCGCCGGCGACGATGTTGCCGCTCTGCGCATAGACGTTGCCGACCGGGCCGCGTGGTGCGCCATTCTCGGTGAATCCGTATTCGTGCAAATACAGCGCACCGCCGCTGCCGAGCGGGCCGCCGAGCACCGGGAAATCCATGGTGCCGACCGGGTCGGCCGCGCTGCGGGTGCGCATGCCGATGGTCCACGGCTTGGTCGGATCGGCGAAGTTCATCGCTACGTAGCGGTTGCATTCCTGGCTGCCTTCGTCCGGCCAGTCCCACCACATCTCGGAGAACGCCGGATTTGGCGAGCCGAACAGCCGCCCGACATAGGCGCGGTTGAGCAGCGAGAAAAACCAGTCTCCGACATCGCATGCCACCGGCGCCACGCTGCCCGCCCAGGCCCAGAAGTTCTGCAATCCCGGCCACATCACCATCGAGCCGATCGCCACCGGCGCGCGCAGCGAGGCCAGTCCACAGCCGGACGCGATCTGGACGATTCCATACGCATACGGCGGCCCGACATAGGTCATCATATGCAGGTCGTTGGCGGTCCAGATCAGGATGCCCTGCGACACCTTCACCGCGGCCATCGCGTAGGACTGCGTTTGCAGCGTCTTGCTGCCGGCGAGGTTGGTCACGTCGGGCGCCCAGACGTGGTAATTCTCCTGATCGCTCCAGGCGATGTTGCGCGGGTCGCCGCCGGCCGCGAGCAGCACCACCTGGCGCTGGTCGGTGACCACCACGCCGCGGTTGTTCACCGGCGCTTCGGTCACGATCGCCGGCAATGTCGTGGGTGTCGTGGGCGACCAGTGGAACAGATGCCCGTCCTGGGTCGGCACGATCAGCAAGTCCTGGCCGAACGTGTCCATCGACCAGCGGTCGCCCTGATGGGCGCTCACATCCTGCGGGCCGATGTTCGCCGCGTCGCGCTGGGTGCCGTAGGTGTCGGTGCCGTAGTTGGCGAGGCCATAGCCAATCTGCGGGCCGGGCGGATCGAGCGCGCCGACGCCGGTGGGCGTGATGTCGTAGAGCACCTGGGTGTCGAAGCGGAACGCAAACAAATGGGTGTCGGTGCCGATCGCGGCCCAGCGCACATGGCTGTTGTCGTGCCAAGTCAGGATATCGCGCGGCAGCGTCGCGGTGACCGCGTTCGGCAGTGCGACGTTGCCGCCAACCGGCTGGATCTGGCCCTGCCGGAAACGGATGTTTTGCGCGTCGAACCATTTGCCGGGGGTCGCCTCGGCGGTGCCGTTGCGGAACACGCCGGGCGGCGGTGCCTGGGCGACGCGTGGCATGTCAGCGCTGCCTCGGCAGCATCCGCATGCCGCCGCGCAGCGGTGCCGACCGCAGCATCGCGGGAGCCACAGCGGCTGCTACAGCGGCAGATGCCTGCGCGCCGGCGTAGACGATCTTGTAGCAGGCGAGCACCGGATTGACGATCGACAGCAGCGTGCCGGAACCGGCCAGCGTCATTGTATGGTTGTGCGAGCCGTCCGGGTTGATGCCGAGCTGCAGATTGCCGCTGTAGCCGATGTTGTGGGCGTGCGCGCCGGCGGTGCTGAGGTTGTGCGCGTGGGCGCCTTGCGTGTCGGTGGCGATGTTGTGCGCGTGCAGCCCTTGAACGTCGGTGACCAGGTTGCTGCTGCCGAACACCGAAGACATCACCGAGAACGAGCCCGACGCGACGCCGGTGCCGTTGGCTGCCGGGATCGTCACGTTGTGCTGGTGGCTGCCCTGAGCGTCGGTGCTGCCGCCGTGCACGTGGCTGCCCTGCACGTCCTCGGTGTGGCTATGCGCGCCCTGGACATCCATGGCGTGCAGATGGTTGCCGCCGGCCGCGGTGGCGCCACCGTGGCTGTGCGCGGCGACGGTGTTGGTGGTGAGTGCGAGAGCCGGCAGATTGGCAAGCGCGATCGAGCGCGAGATGGCGCCGGACTTCTGCGCGAAGCTATAGGCGACGGTATTGCCGTTCTCGTCGATGGTGGTGCCGGCCGCGACCGTGGTGCGGCCCGGCGTCGGCGGCAACGCAAAATTCGTGCTGCCGTCGCCGGCGCCGAAGAACGTGCCGATGACGGCGAACAGTGCCGAATAGGTGGTGCGGGAGACCAGCCGGCCGTCCGCGATTAACCATCCAGGCGGCGCGACGGTGCCGGCGAAGTCGATCAGCGCCCCGATCGGCATCGCCTGGAACAGCGCGGTGTCGATGGTATCCAGGTCGGCATTCAGCTTGGCCCCCCAGGAGTCGCGCGAGGCGCCAATCTCCGGCTTCACCAGAGCCAAATAGGTGGTCGCGGTATCAGCCATGGGTCACCTCCGGCCGGCCTGCACCGCCATTGGGGCGCATCGGCATGTGCTCCGGCAGGGCCTCGCGCTGTGCGGCCGCCGCCTGTAGCTGCGGCCCGGCCTGACGGTCGATCTCGCCGATAAACGGCGCCACCGTCTCGTAGGGCGCCTTCGCCAACACCGCGATGAGGTTGCGCCATTGCAGCAAGGTCATCGTCACGGTGATCGGCATGCCGGGTGGTGCGTCGCTCATCCTCTAGGTCACTCCTACTGGTGGCTTGGCGACGGTGGGCGGATTGGTGAGCGTGCCCTCGGTGCTGTCGTCCGCGGTGGTGACCTTGTAGGCCGCCGTCTTGTCCATCGGGACAAGGAAAATCCACCCCAGAGGTCCGAGCCCACGCCGCCGTCCCTGCCATCCGACACTGCGGACGTAGTCGGCGCGATTGCCCTCGCTGATCCCGGCATGGGTGCGCTGCGGTTGCTTGGGATCGAGCACATAGTAGGGCTTGCCGTCGCACGGCAGCCATTGCGCATTGGGCTGTGCGGCGTTGCTCATCTGCCCGGCGAGTGTCGTTGCCATCCTATAGCTCCGCTGATGCCGTGTAGCTGACGGTCGCCGCGAACGTCCCGGTCGCCGTGACCACGACGCCGATCCACACCGTGGTGACGCCGTAGGTGCCGGCCGTGAGCGTGCCGCAGTTGGTGAGGCCCACGCTGGCCGGCGTCACTGCCGGGGCGCTGCCACGCATGAGCACCGGAAGGTTGCTGCTGAAGAAAATGTTCTGCCCCGCCAGCGCGTAGCCGGTCAGGACCAGTTGGCTTCGCTGGTAATGCCGCTGGCAGTTCTGCCAATCCACGTCGGACCGATCCAGCGGCGTGGCGACGCTACCGAGCTCGACCTGCACGCCGAAGATGGCGATGGCGCCGCTCTGCACGCCGATGTTGCCGGCTTGGCTGTTGTTGGTGGCACCGCTCGAATACCAGAACTGCACGCTGGTAAAATCGTCGTTGTTGGTGCCGAACGTCTTGCCGGCCAGCGACGGCATCGCGACCGTCACAGAATAGCGCGTGAAGGTTGTGCTCAGCGTGAACTGCGCGCCGGGCGACAACACGGTGACGGCGGCTGATGGTGAGCCGCCGGTGCCGAAGCTCTGCACCACGTTGAGGCCGAGCTTCAGCGCGGCATTGGCGTTCGCGTAGAAGCTGATCGTAATGGTCTGGTTCGACAGCCGGCGCACATGCTCCATGCGCTGAATAACATTGGTGGATGCGGCGGCACCAGCGTTGCCGGTGAAGTTGGTTTGGAGGCACCAGAACGCATCCTCGTCACCGATTTGAGCACGCTGCGCATCGTTCAGTGCCGCCTGAGTGACGGAGGCGGTGTCCAGGTTGGGAAACATGGTCCACCGATCTAGCGTGTAGCCAGCGGCGGTGAACGGCCCGGCGCCGCGCTGCGCGATATACATGCGCGGGTTCTGGATGTAGTTGCGGCCGGTGTTGTTGGCCGACGCCCCCGACCCCACCGCGGCATCGACATAACTCTTGTTGGCAGCCATCAGCGCGGTGGTCGGATTAGCGGACAGCGTGAGCGGCCCGGTCATCGTGCCGCCGGTGAGCGGAAGGAAGGTATCGACATAACCCTTATTGGCGGCGTGCAGCGTCGCCGACGGCGCACCGGACAGCGTGAGCAGCCCGGTCATCGCAGCCCCGGACAGCGGCACCACCGCGCCCCAGCCGTTGGCGTGCCGGCCATAGGTGTTGGCGTCGTTGGCGGCGTCGGTGAACAGGTGCGCGTCGGCATACTGCTTGGTCACAGCGCCGAGCGCGGTGGACGGGTCGGCGGCCAGCGTGAGACTGCCCAGCATGGTGCCGCCGGACAGCGGCAGGAACTTGGCCGACGCGCCGGAGGTCGCCAGCGCGCCGTCGAGCACATCGGCGTTGGCATTTAGGTGCGTACCCCACGCTTCGGCGTCCTGGTCGTATACCGGCTTGTATAGACCGAGGTTCGGGGTGGTGGTGTAGTCGGTGCCGCTCATTGCATTATGCCGTTGTGGTGTCAGTCACGAGGCCATACGCGGCCAATGCCGCCAGCAGCGATGCAAGTGCTGCGTTGCTGCCCTTTGCCCCGGTCACGGTCGGCTTGGCGATCGGCGCGGTGTTGTTGAAACCAACCGTGCCACCAATGCGGGTCGCGGCGCCGCTCGGGTTAAGCGACAGCGAGCGTGGCGTTGCGTCCCAGGTCACATTGAGCACGAGCCCCGCAGGCAACACGGCTTGCCCGGCGCCCGCGCCCGGCACTGTCGTGGCCAATGTCGCTGGCGGGCTGGTGGTATTGAACGTGGGGTATTGCTGCACGTTGTAGGTCAGCACCGCACCACCGCCGTCGACCGTCAGTACGCGTCCCCGGCCGCCGTTGCCGAAATAGAAGATCACCCCGGTCGGGTAGTTCGCGCCACCGGCATTCAGCGTCGTCGCGGTCGCCACCGATGCCGCAGCATCGATCCTCAGTTGATTGCTGGTGGAAGAGATCAGCCCGGCGCCGAGTTGCATGACGCCGGCGCCGTCCACCGTCAGGCCGCCGGGCAGCCGCAGCGAATAGCTGTTGAATGTGACGTATGCGAGATCGAGGCCGAACCCGGCTTGGAGGCTATCCTGAACCGCACCGGAACCAGTTGTCTGGTTGTCCTGCGTGCCGATCATGGTGCCGTTGTGAGCGATCGGCCAGAACCCGCCGAGGTGGCGGCCGAACGAATAGCCGGTCTTATATCCCACGCCGTTTGCATCGGTGCCGATCTTCGTGGTGCCGCTCAATCCATAACCGAAGTCATCGAACAAACCCTGGAAGTTGTCGGTCGGCGACAGGGTACTGTGCAGCCCAAATTTGACCCAGGTTTGCGCCTCCGCGTAGACGTCGATCTCCTGGCCGACGCAGCAATAGTAGCCGGTCGCGGCGGCGCGAACGCACGCCACGTTGTTAAACCCAAAGACTCCCCCTCTGGGGACGGTAAAAGTGCCTCCATCGGACACCGTCCCGTTCGCTAGGGTATTCAGCGCCGAGACGTTTTGCCCATACAGATAGTTGTTGGACGGGGCCGGGGCGTTTATGTTTGCATTGATAATAACCGACGCCCGCGATCCGGTCATCGCGGCGCCGCCCATGTTGTGGATGACGCTGACAAAGCTGCCATTGCCCGTAGAGTTTACGTTGTCGCTGCCTTGCAGCAGAAACGGCACGAAGTTGGCGCCGACTCCCGCTGTGCCGGTGTATGTGACATTGCTGAACACTGTCGCGTTGAGTTGGTAATCGGTGGTGTTGGTCCAGACGCCGGCAGGCTGCAAGAGCAGCGTCGCCCCGGTTTTGAGCGTGTTCTTAGTGCCGCCCCACTCCAGCATGTTATGGGTCTGCGTGGTGTCGTAGAGCCGCCCGACCGCGGTCGCGGAACCGAGCACATACGACCATAATGCGCCGGTGTTGCCCTGGAAGAAGTTGGAATTTATCGCGGACCCGTCGCCGTTGCGCAGGTTCTGATGCACGAACAACGATCCGGAGACCGTGAGGTTGCCGGTGACCGTGCCGCCGGCCAGCGGAAGATAGGCGGCGGCTGTGGTGTCCACATATCCTTTCGTGGCGGCGCCGAGCAGCGTAGACGGATTAGCGTTGAGCGTCAGCGGCCCGGTCAGTGTACCGCCGGTCAACGGAAGATAAGTGCCGCTAGAACCGTTTGGGAACGTGGCATCAAGCGTGTCGGCATTCTGATTCCAGTGCTGGCCCCAGTTGCTGACATCGGCGTTGAACGTCGGCTTGAACAGCCCGAGGTTCGGCGTCTTGGTGTAGTCGCTGCTGCCGCTCATGCCGCCCTCGCAAAGCCGGGTATCCACGTCCCCGGCGCGCAGACATGCACCGATGTGTCGAAGGTGATTTCGATAGTCACGCCCTGCACGTCGGTGCCATAGGGGCCGACGCCATAGGGGCCGACGCCGTAGGGCGTGGGAACGCCGCTCGCGACCGGCGACAGCCCGGCGCCGCTGCCAAATCCGCCGGTGCCGAATCCGCCGGTGCCGAAACCGCGCTGGAACGCCACTTGCACCATTTGAACGCCGGCCGGTGGAATGCGCGCGATGGCATACTGCGGCACTGCCTGGACATCGGTGGTGAACAGGCTGACCAGCAGCGTGCCGGCGGTGGGCGCGTCCCACACCTCCACCGCATCGACGCTGCCCCAGTCCTCGCGCGCGATCGGCCACTGCACCGCGGCGGGATTGGCGATGGTCACGCCGTCGGCGCAGTAGACCAGTGTCGCCGGCTGGCGGGCATAGCTCGGCTGGGTGATCTCGTCGCTGGTGTCGATGTCCAGCAGCCCGAGCCAGCAGACCAACGGGAAGGTGAGCGCCGCCATCAGAAGCACACCGCGAGTTCGGCGCGCAGCGGAGCGCCGGACAGATTCGCCTGTTGAATCCACAAATTCGCCCGCGTCACCTGCTGCTGCCACTCGGCATCGGCCTGGGCGGCGCGGTCGGCATCCAGCGCCCACATCGCGCCGGTCTTGAGCAGCCCGTAGAGGTAGATCCCGTAATGCCGTTCCAACACCGGGTTGGTGTCGGTCGGCAGCAGCAGCGGGCGGGGCTTCTGGTAGTAGGCCATCGCCACCGCCTGGAACACATAGGTCGGATCGGGTGGGTCGGGGATCATCGGATGCGGCAGGAACTCGATGCAATCGCCGACCAGGCGGTAGGCGAAGCACGGCGCTGCCGGGTTGGTCTGCCACAGCGTGCTGGGATAGAGGCCGCTGTAGGTGGTGTAGGGCGAGGTCCAGCCGCCGCCCTTGGGCGACCATTCGTCCTTGAGGTCGAGGTTCGCGCCCGACGTGGCATCGCGGATGGAGGCCATGGCGGCGAAGTCGGCCGGCAGCGCGATGTAGGGCGCGTCGATGTCCTGCATCGCGGAGACCCACTGCGCGCGGGTGCGGCAGGTCTCCGCGATCTCGGTCTCCAGCATGGCGACCCAGCCAGGGATCAGCGACAGGCAATCGCGGCGGTTGAGCCACGAGAGCACATCGTCGGTTAGTTGCTGGTAGGTGGCCACCTGTTACGCTTCGGGCTTCGGTCCCGGAGGCGGTGGCGCCGGTGGCTTCGCCGGGTCGTCCTTTGGCGGGGTGTCGCTCGCGTGCTGCTGCGCCCGATGGCCACGCTGGCGACCTTCTCGCCCGCGGCCTTCACGCTCACCGGCCTCGCGCTGCCGCTGCTCGCGTTCCTCTGGCGTCATATCGCGCTCGAGCGCCTCGGTTTCCTGCGCGGACCTCACCGTCATCGAGGCGTTGTAGGCGTCCCAGCCGGCTGCCATGGCGGCTTCTGCGGCCCCGGAAACGGCGTCCCGCAGCATGTCGGGATACAGTCGTGCGAAGTGCACCGGCTCGATGTCGCTGAACAGGAACGGCTCCGCCGGTGGCGTGTCAGGCGATTGCGGCAGGCCCTGCGACGGGACGCCGCTGCCGCCCACCCGGTTGCCCTGTTCCGGCGTGACCGAGAGCGACGCAACCGGCAGCCCGGCCATATCGAGACCGGGTGTCGGGGTCATTGAGCCGGGTCCGCCGGCACCGGGCGTGACGCCTGGCGTCGGGCGCATCGGTGGCACCTTGTCATTGCCGCCGCTGCTGTGGGTTGGAAGTGCCATTAGATCCTCCTTGCGTGATAAGCGATTCGGTGTTTGTCAGCATTGCATTGCCGGCAGAAGCGATTACCGCGCTTCGGGTGCAGGTAAGTATTCGACTCATCGTAGGGATGTCCCTGCGGACAGTGGGTTTTCAGTACGTTGAGTGCTGAGAAACTCTTGGAACGCCCCTTGGAGACCATGTCCCGGTTATTGTCCTCCTGCGTGCCGAGAAACAGGTGGTCCGGGTTACAACACGAGGGCACGTCGCAGCGGTGAAGCACATGAAGTCTGTCGGGAATTGGGCCGTTGACCTCTTCCCACGCTAACCGATGAACTTTCTTGTGCCCGCGGTGCCGCCACACCTGTGCGTATCCATCGGCGTTTACGGGTCCAGTCCAAAGCCAGCAACCGGAGTTTGGCTCTGGGATCAGGCGGTCTTGCCAAGGTATCGCTGGTCGTCCTGTCTTCATGAACCCCTGTATCATATCCTGCGTCCATCGTCGGTGCGGAAGTAGCGGGCCTCGCGGCTATCGAGCCACGCGTTGAACGCCTTGGGGTCACGCGTGATGCCGAGCCGGGTCAGGTTGGCCCAGGTGTTGGCATCGATGCGGGCGACGTGGGTGATGTCGCGTTTGACGTGCGGATCGAAGTTAGAGGCGATCCGCTTCGCGCTCTCCATGATGAGGCGCGCGTTCTGGGTGCGGACGATCAGCGGCAGCCCGGTGTCCGTGTCAGTGATGACCTCGGTGTGACGGGTGGTTACCGGGTCATAGCGCTCATACAGGGGTGCCGCGCTCATTGCGGTTGCGTCACTGATTGAGGTCGGCTATCCAGGCGTGCGCGAGCGGCGCTGTAACGCGCAACGTCCCCTCAAACACCACGCCGCCTTGCGAATTATCGCCGGTCTGTGCGAAATCGAGTTGAATTATGTCGCGTTCTGGTAGCGGAGCCAGTTCCAGATAGTCGCGATCGACCAGCAATATCTGGTGCGCCGGCGTGAAGCGGTCTGGGGCAAGCTGCAACGTCCCGAAATTCGTTCGGTACACGTCTACAGCACCTTGTATCGACATTTCCCCGGTCGGGCTGGCCTGCACGATGTTCTGCGCCACGATGGCGTTGTTGGTGCCGCCCTGCGACAGTGTGCTGAAGTAGTTCTTGATGTTGCCGGACATGATCCCGAGCGTCGGATTGCCGCCGGCGTTCCACGCGGACTGCATCGCGGTGTTCACGGTGGTCAGCGACAGGTCGTAGGGCGTGCCGGCGGTGCCTGCGTTGCTGCCGTCGCCGATTGGCGCGACCCCGGCACCGGCGCCGCGGATGGCGTTGTTGCAGTAGCACGGCAGGCCGGACATATGGCGCGGATCGGTGATGGTCTTCACCAGCGGCGAGGTGATGATGAGTTCGAGGTCGCGCTTGATCTCCATGCCGCGCAGGATGAGCTGGCGGTTGTATTCGTCTTCGCCCCCGACGATGTCGACCACGCGCAGGGTGTTGGACACGCCTACCGTGCGGGCTGCGATCTGGCAGATGTTGTTAAGCCGCGCCGGCTTTACCGCGGGATGGATCACGGCCGTGAAGCCTTCGGGCATCGCGTTATCGGAGGCCGCATTGAGCTGCTGGACCAGCCACTCGGTCATCACCTGATTGGCGACGATGCGTGGGATCGCGGACAAGAGCGGCGTCTCGTCGGGGTCGATGCGGTAGATGATATCGGCGAGGTCTTCGCGGACGCCGGTGGCGGCGGGCTCGAGGTAGGTGTTGGCGGGCGCAGCGCCCATTGCGGGAACGGCCACATGTCACTCCATTGCAGGCGCGAGCGCGAGGCGCATCAGCGCGGTTGAACCGATGGATTGGTTCGCAATGGTCGTGACTGCCGGCTGGTCAGTCCGTCATCCGCGACATGCAAGCACTGCGGGGCGTCTGGCAGCCGGCGACATCAAGCCAGCGAAGGCACGTGGCGCGCGGCGGGACATGAACCGGGCCGTCCCCAGCACGGGCGGCACTGGCGCACTCCGACGCGCGTCAGTGCAATGGTAACTACAATCGTCAGTTGCCGTCAATCACCGCGCGCGGCGTGCGCCGAGCAGGGCCGCGGCGTTGCGGAAGTTGGGCCGCGCCTCGAACGCGCTCTCGGCGTCGCTCACCCGCTGCGCCGGTGCCGGCGGCGGGGCGACACCGCGCGGCGGCGCTGACTGGATCGGCGCACCAGTGCGCGCGCCGTCCATCATGCGGTCCCACTGATACGCCTTCATCATCACGGTGAGCTGGCGGTGATCCGCCAATCTGGATAGTTCCTGACGGTTGAATCCGGCCTTGGTCATCGCCCAATCGGCGATCTGGCGCTGCCACTCGGCGCGGATCTGCGGGTCGGCCCACTGCGGGAATTGCTTGGCCAGTTCCTCGTTGCCGCGCGCCACCTGCTCGGCCAGGGCGCGCTGGGATGCCTCCTGCTGCACCTGCGTCAGTTGGCCAAGCCGGCCCTGCTCGTCGGCGGCCGCCTCGTAGGCTGCGCGCTGGCGCAAGTATTCCTGCGGGTTGCTCTCGATCAGCGACGGGTCGGGCCGCGGCACGCCGGCGATCTGCTGCTGGATGCGTGCGAGCTCGGGTTGGAGGTATGGCAGCACGGTGGCGAGCGCCTGCTGCTGCTGCTCGAGCGCCTGGCGTTCGCGGGCGAGCGCCTGGGTCTTCTGGGTATAGTCGGTGGCGGCGGCGACGGCGCGGCGCACCTCGTCGTGGCTGAGCCGGCGCCCGTCCACCTCGATGCCGGGCACGGTCGGGCCCGGCTGCTCTCCTGACGCGGGCGGAGCGATGCCGTCCGGCAGGCCCAGCGCGCGGGCCATGGTGTCGGCGCCGTCTGGGGCAGCGTGCCCTGGTGCGGGCGCGACTGGCGGCATCTGGCCTGCGCGCGGATCTGGCGGTGGCGGAGCCTGCGTCTGCTGCCCGCTGGGGCGTGGCGCGGGCGTGGTTGGCGGGCTCTCGCGGCGCACCGGCGCGGACGGTGGTGGCTGGCCCTGGCGCCGCTGCTGGCCGAGCAGGCGCGCGGCCTCGCTGACGCTGATCGCGGGCTGGCTGTCCGGCGGTGGTGCGCTCTCCGGTGCCGCTGCCGGTGCGGCGGGTGCGCTGGTGGTTTCGCTCATGGGTCTACTCGCTGCTCATCGCGCGTTGCCTCGAATGCTCCTGCACCAGAACGGTATCGATGCGGTCCTGGATCTCGGTGCGGAGCGAATGGATGGCGAGCGCCAGCATCCGGCCGCGCTCGCGGGTCGGCGGGTCGAAGTCGGCGATCGCCACCCGCGTCGCGTGCGCCTCGAGGTCGCGCAGGATCGCCTGTAGCGCCGGGTCCTCGCGCAATCGGGCGGCGTCGGATGCCGCCATGCGGGTTTCGCGGTCACTCATCGTCTAACTCAGCATCGAGTTCGGCAAGGAGTTTCACCAGTGCTTCGCCCAACTTGCGGCCATGCTCCGCGCTTGGCAGTCGCCCCTCAGCCGCGGCAATGATGCGCACCTCAGCGTCGGCAGCGAACTGCATCACCGCGCGTCTGGTGGCGTCGGATACCGCCATGCGGGTTTCACGGTCGGACATGATCAATCACCAGCATAGAGCGAGCTTACGTCCTCCAAGTCATGCACTGCCGCGATCACCGCCGCCTCTGCCGCCGCCAGGCGCTCAGTCGCAGCGATCGCCGCCGGCGCCTCCGCCGCTACCGCCTTGCGCGCCGCGCTCCACTCCCGCACCGCCGCTACCACTCGCGCCTCGTACTGAGCCAGCGTCATCTACTTGCCCTTGCGGCCGCCCTGTGCGGTGGTGGTCTTGGCGGTGCTGGGCAGCGCGGCGCCGCCGCGCGCCTTGCCGGCACCGGCCGCACCGCCGGCCTGCGGCTTGTTCTGCCCGCCCGTGCTGGTGGTCTTGGTGCTCTGCGAACCTGATGCTTTCGTTACCATATCATGTCTCCCTGTTCACGGTCGCTGTGTGACTTCATGCGCCGGGGATCCCAGCTACCCCTTGGCCTCCGGGCTTGGGCAAAGCTGGCCCCGGAGCTCCGAACAAGGCGCTTCGCATCGCGGCGTTTGCGATGCCACCATAGGCTGTAGGTAAGCCACCACCCTGCAACCCGCGCTGCACCGCCATCTGGGTCGCTGGATCGACTGACCCACGTGGTGGGGCGATCAGGTTGCTGGGCGGCATCATGGGCGCCTGGGGACGCCCTGGAGGCCCTTGCGGCATCTGCCCGGTCATCGGCCCGCCGGGAGGCTTCGGCGCCGTCTGCGGGCCTCCTACGGCCGGCGGCTGCGGCGATAGCGGCGGCGGGCTGGGCGGCAGCAACTGCACCGTTGGCGCACTGGACGCCATCGCCTGCTGGAACTCCTGGATCGACGGCAGCGGCGTGCTGTGCTGCGCGGCAATGCCCATGGTCTGCACGTAGGCCTGCAGCGCCGCCTTCTTGCGCTCCAGATCGTCGCTGCTGAGCAGGTCGGCGCGCTTGGTCTGTTCCTCGGCCCGCTGCGCCTCAATGTCCGCCGACGTCTTCTGCCCCTGCACGTTGGCCAGGATCAGCGACGGGTCAGGCGGCGGCTGTGGGTTCGGCGGCGCCTGCCAGCCCGGAGGCAGCGGCTTGAAGTAGCTGCTCACATCCGCGATCCCCACCGTCTCCAGCATCCGCGACAGCGTGTTGCGATATTCGGGCACGCCGGCCAGCGGGTTGTTCAAGCCGCCCTGCTGCACCAGCATTTCCTGCTTGCCGGCGATCTGCGCCAGCATCGCCAGCCGTTCCATCGGGAGGCCCTTCCCCCCGACATTCACCGAGGTCTGCCACATCGTCGCCAGCGCGCGCGGGTCGATGCTGATCCACTCGCCGCGCAGCCGGATCACGTTGGGTCTATCTTGTTGTCTGGCCATCATCTTCAGAATGCCGGCATACAGCGGTGCCAGCCCGGTCTCGGCCAGCGTGCGCGCCATCATGTCGAGCCGGTCCTGCGCCGCCGAGGTCTGCTGCGACACCGCCACCGGCGTGGTGCTCTGCAACTGGTCGAGCGATAGCCCCTGGCTCGCCCGCGTGATCCCGGTGCGGTTCTCGCGCACCGCCTCGAGCACCTCCATCACCGGCAGCGCTTCCTTGCCCGCGAAAGGCTTCACCAGCTCGGTCACCGCGCCCGGCTGGGTGATGCGGATGATGCTGCCGATCGCGGTCTGCCGCACGTCCTGCAGGTTGGCCTGGCCCAGCACCACCGCGGTGCGCGGGAACATGCTCTGCCCGAGGCTGTCGAGCACCGCGCGCATCACCCGCGTCTCGGTGCGCTGGAGGTCCATCACCATGTCGGCCTGCGACGAGCCGATAATCCTGCCGGGTTCCCTGTATGGCGTGAAGCAGGCCAGCGGGATCTCGTCCGTCCGTTCCCACTGCACCAGTTCGGTCGCATTGCCGAGCATATGCACATGCAGCAACTCGGCGCGGTGGTCGTTGTCGGCGTCGCACCGGATCCAACCCTCCGCATACCGCACCAGTTGCATGCTGCGGTCGTTCGGTGCGCTGCCGCGGATGTTGTGGCCGGACGCCTCGTTGCGCGCGATCGCCTCGCGCCGCCGCAGCGGGCTCATCATGCTGTCGAGATGCCGCATCACCTTGTCTTCCGGCAGCCCCATCTCGATCAGGTCGCTGGCGGGAACATCTCTGACGTGGAAGATCCCGCGCGCGCCCTCCACCGTGTTGGCATCCGCCACCACCCACACGCATTCGGACGGCACCGCCTCGACCACCGGCCAGTTCTGCGCCGCGTGCCGCGTCAAGGTCGCGCTCCAATACTCCGGTGCGCCGCCCTGCTGCAGATACATCGCCACTTCGGGCACCTTGGCGAGCAGCTGCAGCTCGGAGGGCTGGATCGGCCGGCGAATGATGCGCTGCGCCTCGATGCCGGGTTCCGCGAGCAAGCCCTGCAACTGCGGCAGCAGCAGGTTCTCGCACACCTCGGTGCGGGTGACCTCGCGCTTGCCCCAGTGCCACCGCGCCCAGCCGGCCTTGCGCGTCAGGGCATCGAGCAGCACGTCATGCAAGATTTGCCACCCAGAATTACAATTGAATAATGCCCATCTGCAATAATCCGTAGCTTGTCTGGCTAAGGTGGTTGCAAGTTTATCATCGCCCGTCACATCGGCGCTGATTGGCTCGAACGAAACTGGGTCTTCTACCCCAGTGAAGACGCGAAGCAGGCTTGGCAATGTTGCCCTGATGGTATCTCGCACCACAGTCAGCACCATCTGGCTGCGGCCCGGCTCCTCGTCGCCCAGCGGCCGCCCGGCGTAATACTGCGATGCGGTGATGCGTTCCCTGCTGAGATACGTGTCGTAGTTCTGCGCGATCTTGAAATAGTAGCGTGCGATGTCGGCGATCTCAGTGTCCGGCTTGCCAAGCCGCTCATACACAAATTCTTGTTGCCAAGCCGCCGATGTCGGCACCAGCGTCGCACGCAATCCTGCGGCATACGGGCGCAACATTCCCGGCAGGCTGTCGTCGCTGTCCGGCGGCAGTGTGGTGTCCGATGGGCCTTTGCTCAGGTTGGCGAAAATCTGGTCGTGGCCTGGCGGCTGCCCGGTCGGGCGCATCAACCCTTGCAGCGGCGGCACTGGCGGCGGCTGGCTGCTCTGCCACATCGACGGCGCCAGAAGTCCGCCACCGCCAGGCTGCATCCCACCGATGCCGCCAATGCCGCCCGTTTCTGGTCCGCCTGGACGCACCGGTCCTGGCGGCAGCGGTGGCTGTATGCTGGAACCACTCATGACGCGTTGCCCTTTCGGCGCCTGGCACGTTGGTACTCGCGCGCCCGTGTCCTGCCGCACTCTCGGCACACCCGCATGCCCGATTTGTCTCGGAGCGTGTTCTCGGGAGTAAACTCATGTCCGCTCTGGCAATGTGTGCGAGCGCCTCGCAGCGCGGCATCAGCCAGAAACACCGCCGGCACTTCCTTGCGCCCTCGTTCGTATGCATCGAACGCGTTCGTTGACAGCGTGCCCCAATAGAGATGCTCAGGATTCACACAGTTAGGCTGGTCGCAGTGGTGACACGCCAGTGCCTCAACCGATGGACGCGACCGACCATGAAGCATGAGGGAGACATGAGCAGCCTTCACCATCTTGTGGCTATTCAAGCCGTTCCGAACCCTGATCTGACCGTATCCTGTGGACATCACAGTCCCATCCCACCACCAGCATCCGGTGTTCGGGCATGGCGACACATATCGCCAGAAGCGCTCGGTAACCGGCGTTGGTGTTGGCCCCTTCATCTCGTGCCGCTCATGGTCCGTTCCCCTGTTGGGTTGCCGCCGCGCCTAGGCCAAGGCCGAGCCCGGCGATGCCATACTTGCGCAATATCTCGATCGTCGCCGGGTCGAACACGACGTGGTTATGGCTGCCCTGTCCCGCTGCGCGCGAGCCTGCGTCCAGATACCGAATGCCGGGTATGCCGGCGTCGCGGAGCATCGTTGAACCCTCCTGCGGGTCGAAGTCCTCCATCAGCCAGCGGTGCAGATCGTGCCCGGTCGGATTGTCGAGGCTCTTGCGCTCCAACTGTTCCTCCGCGAACGGATACCAGTCGGTCTTTGCCAGCGCATCCTGCACATGCTGGGACTGTTCGGAGAGCGGCTTGTCCCAGTCGAGGAAGTGCGCCGGGTCCGCCGCGATGTTCACCTCATACATGTGGCCGGTAGGCTTCGACATATGCTGCTGAGCGATGTCGTTGACAGCGCGCATGTCAGCCTTGAGTTCGTCTGGCCACGCTCCTGCGTTAATCCGCGAGACAATTTGGTCCGATGTTTGCCCGTGGCGTATCCAATCGGTGATCAGGTCGGAAACGCTATTGGGCATCGTCATAGATGGCCGCGCTTCGGACGCCATACCGGCGAGCCGGTCTACTGCCGCATCAGTCGGCAGCGTCTGGCCTTGGAAGTTCACGTGTTGCGGTGTGATGTTGTCCCGATACCCCTGCGCCACATCCTCATTGCCGGCGAAATACAGCCCGTGGCCATACGCCTGCGCGCCCTCACCGCTGCCGATCTTGGAGGCGTCGAACGCATCGAAGCTGTACGGCGAGCCATGGTACGCCTTGATGCCAGGCGCATCGCCCAGCATGCCCAGCGCGATCGTCGGCGCCAGCTCCATCGCCTGCTGCACCTGCGCGTGCGCCTGATACCGCTCCGGGCTCACGATCGGCGTCGCCTGCCGCAGCGTCTGCGTCGTCTCCGTGCCGATCGGATTGTCCGCATCCCAGCGCGGCGTCACGTTCGCCTGTGGCCCGTCCATGTAGTCGCTCACACGCCGATACAGGTCCGCCAGCGCCGCGCCCTGGTCGCTGTCCGACTGCCCAATCCGCAGCAGCCCGGCACCGGTCTGCGCCAGCGTCTGGTCCTCGTCAGGATCGAGCAGCGAGGGCACCTCAGTTCGCCTGCCGGATCACGGCATAGGCATGCACCAGCGTGATGGTCTCGGTGCCGACCGCGAGCTGGCCGGTAATGTTGATGTAGGTATCCTGGCTGGTATCGACTGCGGCGGTTGTATTCGCTGTCGTGCTCGACGAAAACGGGTTGAGCGAGGCGGTCCACGCGACCTGCGCATTAGCGGCGTTGTTGTTGCGGACGATCACCATGCTCTGCGCTGTCGCCGTCGCCGTTGATCCTATGGTCCCGACGACGGTCGTGCCACCAATGCCAGGAGAGACGCCAAGCCGGTGGAACAGGCTTTTGACGTTGGCACTGTTGGTGTAGCTCCACAGCGCGACCACCTCCACCACGCCGTTCTTGCCCATGCTATTCGCTGGTATCTTCAGCGACGCCAGATTGGTCTCGGCCGTCGTCCCGGTCACCGACGCCTGCCCGGTGGTGGCAACGACGCGGCTGCTGCCCCCGCCATAAAACGCGATGTCCGCCTCCGCCGACTGCGACAGCAGCCCCAGCAGTGCCGCCAGCGCTGCCCAGCGCTTCATCGAGAGAACTCCTGGGCGGTGAACGCCGCGCCCTGTGTGGCGCTCCACACGCTGATCCGCCCGGTCGGCACCGTGGCCGGACACCGATACAGCGACCCGCCCGGCAGCCACCACGAGCCCGCGCCGTTCGACGCCGTGCCGTCGATCGCCACCCACAGGTCAGTGCCGCCGAGCGCCTGGATCTCGCAGCCGACCCGCCTGCTGTTCGGCGCCAGCACCTGCTGCGAGGTCGACGCCGATGCGATCGTGCCGCTGGCATTGGTGGTAGCGCCACCGCCCGCAATGCTGCCAGTGCCCGACTGTGCCAGCGCCGTGGCCGGCAGCAACAGCGCAGTCGTCAATACAATCGCACATACACGCATAACCGCCTCCATCACCAGCATCAGATGCGCCCGAGCAGCAGCAGCACCAGCAGGATCACCACGATCAGGCCGATGCCGCCGATGCCATAGCCATATGCGGGATAGCTGCCGTAGTAGCCGCCGCGATAGCCACCGTAGCCACCAACCAACATTAGAACGATCAGCACGACTACGATCAGAGCGATTGGACTCATCGCTAGTACTCCATCCCAGATATCCTAGGCCGTAGCGGCGCTTGTGCATACAATCCAGCATCCGACTGGCTGCTGACCATCATCCCAGCCTCAGCCAGCGTCAGCAGGAACGCATCGGCGCGATCCGGCGAAGCCAGCCCACGCGCCCGCATCTGCTGCTTGCTCTCGATCTGCACCCGGCCGTCCGACGTGTAGGTGTAGCGCGGCGCCACCAAGTCATCGCGTAGCTGCTCATCGCGCGGAAGCCGGCACATGCGCGACGCCAGCCACTCACGGCCGCGGCCCCACAGTTCATCGCGCAGGCGCACATAGCGCCCGGTCGTGCTCGGTGCCTCGCCGACGTTCACGGCCAGGATCGGCACGCCCTGTTCCATCAGCCGGTCGGCGACACCAGCACCGATGCCGATCGCATCGATCGCGATTAGTGCCGGCTTGTTGTTCGCCATCAGGTCGTATTCGTGCTTCACCGCACCGGCCAGCATCATGGTGTCGAACTGGCGCCATACCCTAGGCGGCTCCGTAACCACATAGCCTCGCCGCTTGATGAGCACCGACGAGTCATCGCCAAATCGCGCAACATCCAGGCCCCATATCTCTGACTTCGTGAGGTCCAGCGTGACGTCGCGCTGCATCGCCTGGTCGACCAGCTCGCCGGCAATGAACGTGTCCGAATCGGCCTCGGGGAACTCGCCCAGAACACGCACACGATAGGCGGTGCTGTTGAGCCCATACCTTTGCGCGTGCTCATCGACGAACTCCTTGGTGACGCGCGGGCTGTCGAGGCCCGACACCTTCATGGTGAACCAGCGCCCGCGCTCGGTGGCGTGTGTCCTCCAGAAAAAACCCGTGCTCCGCGTCGGATTGCCGATCAGGATCGTGGTCGCACCCGCCGACGACATGCTGCCAGCCGCGGCTTCAAACACCGGCTCGGCGATGCCCGACGCCTCGTCGCACACCAGCAGCACGTTGGCGGAATGGACGCCCTGCATGCTCTCGGGCGTCTCCGGTCGGCTGGTGCGCGCGGTGATGAACGACTCTGGATCAGCTTTTAGTTTCATATGGTCCGATGTGATGTCCCACAGCGCCTGCCACGCGGGCGGCAGCGTCTTGTGCCACTTGAGCAGCTCTGGCCATAACACGTCGAACAACTGCGGCGATGTCGGCGCTGTAGCAACGCACTTGAACGGAACGCCGTGGGTGTTGCTGAACCACACCAGCGCCCATGCGGCGAACGCACTCTTGCCGGTGCCATGGCCGCTGCGGATGCTGATGCGCGTGTGGCCGTTGCCCAGCGCGCGCAGTGCCTGGAGCTGCCACGCATCCGGTTGCACCTTCAACACCTCGCGCACGAACGCCACGGGTGCGCGGCCGTAGCGTGCTGCGGCGGTGGCGAACGGGTTGGTGGAGGCGCCGATCGCCTCGCCCCAGTCAAACGCTTCATCGGGGTGCGCGAGGGTCAGCATCGTGGCGCCTGCCGCGCAGCGATAAACCGCACCAGCGCCAGCGGCACCAGTGCCTTCCGCTCTCTGTCGCAGATCTGCCCGCGCCCGAGAGAACGCCTGTTCGGGTATAAATCCAACGAGGCAGACCGAACCAACGTGCCCGACCACTCGTCCACGAATTTGCCGATCGCGAGGCAGACTGTGCTGGAATGCTTCATGCCCATCGAGCGAGCAATATCGATCTGCTTCTGGCCGCCCGCCCAGGCGGCCGCGCAATAGGCGCCATCTTCCATGCTAAGCGTCATTCGGTCGCCGGCTCCATCAGATTGCGTGTAGATACGTTCGTATTGTCGCCTGTAGTTTCACGTGAAACGGCATTGCCGTCGATGGTGCGCGATGCTGCGAGTTCATCACTGAACGCACGCATGGCAGTGAGGTGCAGGAACGTGATCTTCTCGCCGGTAGTTGCATCGGTAACTGTCTGCGCTGGTTTGCCGAAGCCGCGATCCCATAGCGCGATCACTGCGGCGAGCCTGATCTTTGGATCGGGATCTTCCATCAATGCTGCGGCGACTTGAACGCCACGCGGGCCATGCTCGCGGCATAACGCAGCGATGTCGACCAGCGCAGGCGGACGCCCTGCTGGATTGCCACTGACGCCAGCTTGCCACGGTCTGAGGTTTGCTGTGCCCGCCGCTATTGATCGGCTTCTGCTAGCACTAGCAGAGGCTTGCGAGCCGTTGCTCATCTGAAAGCGCACCTACGCATGCGGTAGCAGCGCCAGCGGAGCCAGCGGACGAAGTGTGTCATCATGCGAGCCTCGCGGAAATAGTTTCGGGATGGTGAAGAAAGTGCTTACATCGTGAGTCACGATGGTGCATATTGTGGTTATCGGAACACGCAACGGAGTAACGCAGATGACCACCGAAACCCGCATCGCCGAATGGATTGCCTCGAGCCACAAGGCAGCGACCATGACACTCAGCGCCTCTCAGGCTTTCGAGCAGGCGATCCGCGACATGAGGCACGCAGGCTACCGCTTGCCGGCGGCGGTTGTACCCGGCGTTCGCGCCGGGCTGGAGGCAGACGTCATCACCGAAATCGACCCGCTGGACGACCCGAGCTGGGTCGGCTCCAAGCACCACTACTGAGCCGGCGGCAACGCAACGAACGGAGTAACGACGATGGCGGAGCCGGATCTTGGGTTGCTGCAGGTGATGGTGCAGCGGGTGCTGGACAAGTTGGGCGAGCACGACACCTGGCAGGCGGAGACGAGCAAGCGGCTGGTGGCGATCGAGCGGCATATCGCGGCGGTGCGGCGTGATGCGGTGCTGGACGGCGAGAGCGTGACGAACGTCGAGGAGCGGGTTGATGCGTTGTCGGCGCGGATTGCGCGGATCGAGCGGCGGCTGGAGCTTGCGGGCTGATGCGCCGCATCGGCGACCGGGCGCTGACGGCGGCGGAGCGGCAGGCCCGGCGGCACGCCAAGGCCGCTCAGAGGCTCCAGGACGCCCGCGCGGCGCTGGAGGCTGTGGTAGCCGCCAAGACGGCCCAGGAGGCGCGTAGCGTGGCCCTGAGGGCGCTAGCGGGCATGTCTGGCGAGCCGCGGTGATCATGCGGCGCTCCGGTCGTCGTTGGCGGTGTGCAGCACTTGCGCAGCACTTCCCGCAGCACTTCGGGGGGTGCAGCACTTCCCTTGCGCAGTTTTTATTGGCCCTTTAGGGCCAAAAGCTGCGCAAAGTGCCGCACCGAGCAACTGTTGCGCAGCACTTCCCGCAGCACTTCTTGATGTTTTGTGCATCAGTTTGGCCGTAGTTGTGGGTTAACGCGGACGCACGGAGAGGCGCGGCGATACACGGGATGCTGGTATTTGTCCTCGTACAGCGTGCCAGACTTCAACCATTGGTTGATTAGCTTCAGCGCCTGTTTTTCGCTGGTCTGGAACATTTCGCAGAGCACGTTGCCGCACCAGTTTTTGCCGCCGCCCTGTTTGGACGCGGTGTAGAGCAGGCCGTCTTTGCCGCTGGCGATGGCGTCCAGGGCGGCGTTGAGGTCGAGATTGGGAGCGGTGGCGAGTTCGTCCTCGGGCGGCGTCCAGGAGATGATGGAGGCGACATTGTCGCCGTTGGGGTAGAGATCGCTGCGGTTTCCGAGTTTGACCTCGCGCAGTCGGAACCACCTGGCCTTGCCGGCTGGCGCCATGTTGCGTTTAGCATCATCGAGCCTGACATAGCTGAGGCGGTCATCGTCGGTGATCTGGAACTGCTCAGCTTCTTCGGGCGACATGGTGGTCATGAGCAGGCCGACGCGGCCGCTGTCGGTGGTAGCCTTGGCGCCACGCGCTGCATCGATCGAGGTGCTGTCTCCCTTGCGGACATGGTGGACGAGCAGCACGGCGCATTCGGTTGCGCGTGCTATGCGCCGCCACGCTGCCATTGCTTGTATCATCTGAGGGTTAGAGTTTTCTTCTAAGGTGTGGCTTTCAGAAAACGGGTCGACCACAAGGAGCCCGATATCGTTTTCCCGGATCAGGTCAGCGAGCGCCTGTTCGTCGGGATTGGTAATACAGAACCCATCATCGTTGCGGGATTGGGAGGCGATGGTAAGGCCGTGGCCGTCGCAGTCTTCGAGAAACAGCCGACCAACGAGGCTTTCGCGGGGTATTTTGTAGTGTTTCTGGATGGCTGCGACGCGGCGTTCCAGCTCTTCCATCTGGTCGTCGAGATTGATGACGGCGACGTTGACGGGCACGAAGATATGGTCGCCGAGCAATGACCGATTGGCGGCCATCGACAGGGCGATCGCCAATGCATAGGTAGATTTGCCCGTGCCACCGGGGGCTACCAGGATGCTGACGGAACCACGGATGAGCTGGGTTCCGTAGAGCCACTGGCGCGGCGCAATGGTTTCTGGTTCTGGCAGCCGCGCTGGCCGCAACACCAGTTTGCCGTTGGTTTTCTGGTCATCATGCAGCTTGACCACCTTGCTGTCGTAGCGTTTGCGGATGGCCTGCTGAGCTTCGCTCTGCCGCTGGCGGGCGGCCTCATATTCAGAGAGTTCATCCGACATGGTGAAGCCTCCGCGATGCGTAGTTCATCTCGGTGTCGGCAATGTCGCTTACCTCATCCTCGGAGAGAGGGAAGCCAGCTTCGCCATTGACACCATGGGCTTCGGCTAGCACGGCATTGCTGCGTTTCTTGAGCGCGACCATGGCCTTTACCCGGCGTCGGATGCGGTGTGCGGCGAGGTCGCGGATCACCTGGCAGCGCTCCACTTCCTGGCGGAGCAGCCAGCGCTTGAAGCGCGCCACGTCGCAGGCATAGAGCGGGCCCAGCGCGCCGTCGCGCTCTTGCTGGAGGGTATCCACCCACAGCGCGGCGTCGGCGTGAGCGAGCGGGATTTCGCCCCTGGCGACGGGGCGGCCCATTTCGCGGGCGAGGCCATAGAGGTTGCGCGGCGCGGTCATGAGACGCCACGGCGTGCGTGCGAGCATGCGTACCCCCTTGCGGGCCGGGAGCGCATATGCGAAATAGGTGGCGGACACCTTCCTATTCCGCACTGGCTCCCCAGCCAGTCATTACAATCACAGTAGCCGCTCGGTTCCCGCCGGGCGGCTTCGCTGTGTATGCACGATTCGATGCGGTGCCGCCAGCCGGTCATCCCGCCGCCTCCGCATTCGGCAGCGCCGGCTTGGTTTCCGCCGCCTGTGGGGGCGCACCAGCGGGGACAGACGGCGGGCCGCCCAGCACAAGGTCCGCGTGGTTGCACGCCGCCAGCAGGCTCGCCAGCAGGCGCGGCGGCACGTCCAGGCGCAGGTCCAGCCGGGTGTGCACCGCCGCGGCCTGGTCGCGTAACTCACGCAGGGCGGCTTGGAGCAGCGCGATGCGCACGGTGGGGGTCATCCCGCCGGCTCCTCGGCGCGCGGCCCGTCGATCGTGGCGATGTGCAGCGCCGCCGGGGTCGGGCCGAGACGGCCCTCGAGCCGGTATTCGCGCGTCGCCGGGTCCAGCGTGCCGCGCAGCTCGATGCGCCAGCCGAACGGGTCAGCGATGAACCCGACCACCGTGTTGGGCTCGGTGCCCTTGGTGAGCGTGCCGGTGTATTGCGGGGCGGCGGTCATGCGGCGCGGCCCCCACGTCTGCCGTGCCATGCCCGCAGCGCATCGGCGTGCTTCAGCAACGCCTCGCCACCACGCCGCATCCGCATCTCGTTCCACTCCACGTCATCGTCGGTCATCAGATCGCGCAGCACATACACCGGCTCGTCGCCGGGTTGCGTCCGCCGCGGATAGCGAAGCTGCAGCGTGTCGGGGAAGTCGAACTCGTCCTGCCCGCTGATAACGTCGTGCATGATCGCATTCGGATCGTGCCGCTTGCGTAGTTCCTGCCGCGCCATCTGGCGGATTTGCAGATGACAGCCGGCATAGCCGAGATGGTGCAGCGCCGGCTTGAAGTGGATCTCGCACATCACATGCGTGGCGATCCAGGTTGGGCTGACTGTTGCCGCGTGCTGCTGTCTTTCGATGACCGAACGTGTCACGGCATAGAGTTCTTCCTCTGCGCTCATTTGATTCTCCCCAGCCATTCGGCGACTCTCGGCGCCAGCGCCTTGGTGGTCTCCTGCATGTGCTCGAACATCTCGGCGACCATCTCGGGAGGATCGGCCGCGAGCACGCCCATGCGCTCGAAGTCCTGTAGCCGCCCCCACAGCCACAATGCGCGGTCATCCATCTGGCGCTGCTTGGGTGCTGTGTGCGCAGCGATGATGCCGCCGGTTGTCGGATGCTCGGTCTGCAACGAGACTTCAAAGTCGCCGTCAGGAACCCTTGCGAGTTGCTGCCACTGCGCTGATTGATTGCGGGATATGCCAAGATCGGCCAGCGTTTTGGACCCGTCAGTTCGCTCAACTGGTCCAGTGTGCTGATTGCCGGGGGCGCCCTTCGCCTTGTCCAACTGCGCCAGCAACTGCCCCGCCTTGCGCTCGGCCCGCAGCCGGATCTCGCACGCCTGGCGCTCTGCCTCGGTGTTCTTCGCCAGCCGGAAATACGCCTCCATCGCGCGCGCCTTGTCGCGAATGTCCTTCACCTCATCCACCTCATACGACGAAGCAATCGCACTACACATCGCGTCGTAACGGACGAGTTGCGTTGTTTCGCTCATGACATCGCCGCCCGCAGCGGCACGCCGAGTTCCCGCAGCGCGTTCTCCACGCCCTCGAGCGAGCGGCACACCAGCACCGTGCAGCCGCAGTAACCCAGCTTGCGATGCATTTGCCGCTGCGCTTCGCTGAGCACGCCGCGCGCGGTTTTCAACTCGATGAAGATCGTGGTGCCGCGATACACCACGCACAGGTCTGGCAGGCCGGCACGGACGCCCTGGCCGACCAGGCGCGCTGCCGCCTTGCTGTGCCGCTTGCCGCCGTTCGGTACGGCATAATACTCAGCATCCGCCGGTAGTGACCAACGTAGATACTGGCAGACATCTCGCTGCAGATCGTCCTCGTCGTGCCGCCGCACGGGGCGCACCTCGAGCGGCAGCGATGCGGTGACGACGCCGGTCACCACAGCAGCGGCCCTCCGCGATACAGCGGCGCCGTGGCGCGCTCGGCCCGCGCTGCCGCGATCTCGGCTGCGAGCGCACGGGTAGCTGCGGCACGCCCCTGCGGGTTCGGCGCCGGCTTCGGGCCAGGTCGCGCGGTGCCGCGCTTGCGCAGCAGCGACACCTGATTCTCGATCGCCTTGCGCGTGCGCCCGAACCGCTCGGCCAGCGCCGCTGTGGGCAGCGTGTCGGCCAGCCGCAGCAGCCGCAGCCGCTCCGCCCCGGTCCATGGCCGGCGGGTCACGCCGCCACCTCCGCATGCCAGCGCGGGCGGTAATAGCAGCGCCCATAATGGTCCGCGCAGTAGACGCTCTGCGGCACCACCGGCGCGTCGCAGAACCGCCAAGTCCGCCGATCGTCGCCCGTGATCCATTGGCAGCCGTGGAAGCGCCTCGTCGGCACCGCGAGCGGCGCGGGGTTACACGCCTCGCGGCGCGGCCCACGCGGCGGCTTGGGAGCCGCTACAGCGGGCGCAGGCGGCGGCGCAGGCCTCGGTGGCGGGCGCGGATGCGGCCCCCAGCCGTGCCGGTGCGCGTAGCCCACGATCGCGTCGGACGTGGTGCCGACCGCGCGGCCGATGACAGCGGTGTGCGCACCGGCGTCCCACATCTCACGCGCCCGCTCGGCGCCGCCCATCGTGGTCCAGACCGCGGGGTGGGCGGTCACGAAGCGACTCGCTTGCTTGCGAATCTGCAAGGGGATACAGTCGGGCCGGCGCGGCGCGTAAACGCCACGACCGGCCCTAACCACCACCGAGCGAATGGGAGCTCGACGATGGCTGCAGCACCCCTAGCACATCGCATTGAGTCGTTCCCCCGGTTGTGCGCGCCTGCCCGGCACGCAACTGACGCGTTACGGTGGCGGCATCGGCGTGGTGGTGGCTGTGGCGTGGAGGCGCACGGGCATCGGCGCTACGCCGCTACTTTGGGCGGTTCGGACGCGGCCTCGAGCCGGCGGTACACGTCGAGCCTCGGCTCGGTGTCCCCAGAGCGCCAGCGGTAGAACGTGGACAACGCGATCCCCGCCCGTTCGCAAAGCTCGACCAGCGAGAGCCCAGCTTCCTTGGCTCGGGCCTCGATCTGTGCAGGTGTGAGCAGCCCGGTCATGGACGCAGTCTATTTGCAGGAATGCACATCCGTCAATAGCAGTCTTGCACCGCGACGAATCCCAGCCGGATATGCGTTATTCCGCGACGTGATCGCGCGCGACAGAAAAACTGTGAGGGATTTTTTGCTGGAGGCAGCGAAGCATGCCGGCACGGACCTGTCCGGCCTGGCGCGTCGCGCTGGGTTGTCCCCGTCCACACTGACGCGCTTCGTCAACGGCGAGTCAAAATATCTCCCCACCACGCGGACGCTGGCGAAGATCGCCGAAGCGAGCGGCTACGGCACGCCGACGCTGGGTCGGCCAGATCGCAGGCAATTCCTCGAAGCTTTCCAGAAATTCGCGGCCGAGCTGGGCGTTAATCTAGCCGAAGCTGCGATACTCGCTGGCGCAGACCGGGCACGTCTTCGTCGCACCGCCGAGTGGATTGCGATGATTGATCGGCTGGACGCTGCCACCGAGCGCCGCGCGTTCGACCTGCTCCGGGGCATGACCGACGCTCCGGGCGCGGCTGAGAAGGAGGCCAACCCACGCGAAGCTCGCCGGGGTAGGGTGAGCGCCTAACTGTCGGCCAATCCGACGAAATCGCGAAATCGGTAGCTTTTCTGCAAATACCGCTGGACTATCGTTTGCAGTTGTGCAAATAATGCCTCCGTCATCTGACGAGAGGCTTTCATTATGTTCCGCGATTACGACGAGACGGTTCGGCACGGCGACCACCTCCCCTGTGTTACCGACGGGAGCGTAGATAGCCGCCTGCCTCCCGAACCGCGAATTGTGGCACTCCCGTGTCGGCTGTCCAGTGATTTTACGCTGCACGATCAGACCGATAGCGCCGCATCGTTAACCGCGCGTGACAGCCAACAGGTTGGCGCGTCACCCTCGCATAATATCGGAACGGACGAGCAACCCGAGGCGGTGTGCGGCGCCTGTCTGGGCACCGGCCAGCACGCCCACTTCATGGGCCTGTGCAGCCACTGCGGCGGCACCGGCAAAGTAGCACCGCCCCCGGCACCGAAACCCGGTGTCTCCGAGCTGGTGCACGCCGCGATCCACGACACCGATTTCCTTGGCGACCTGACCGACGATCAGCACCTGCTCTGCGCCGCGGTCGAGAACGCGGTCGACATGGCGGCCGACGCATGGAGCGACGCGCACGACGGCGAGCCGGTGCCGCTCGACACGATCATCCTCGCTCGCGCGGCACTGCTCGCGGAGGCGCAGGACATGCTGGTGGACCGCGCCGAGGCTGCCGCAGACGCGCTGCTCGACGCGATGGAGGCCGGCGATCTCGACCACGACGGGGCGGCGATTTCCTATCCCCGCTATCACGGAGTTTAGCCATGAACATCGTCGTGCACGAGGACGACACCGGCTACGCGCCCGCATCCGAGCGGTACTACGCGATCGATGCCGACACCTACTGCGGTTGCCCGGACTGTCACTGCCCGGTCGGCACCGGCGCCACGCCCGCAGCGGCCGAGGCGGACCTGCTGGAACTCATGGAGGACACGCCATGACCGAGTTTTATCCGTGCGACGCCTGTGGGCGCCTCACCGACCGCCTGCACTACCTCATCGCGACCGGCCTCGACACCGCCGTCTGCGATCAGTGCGCTGGCTATGACGCCGAAGCCGCCGACGAAGCGTGGCCACCCCGCTACCGCGACGAATACCCCGAGGGAGATCCGCCCGATGACCCACCGTTCTGACGAGTTCATCGACCACGCCGCCGGCCCGATGCGCGTATCCGGCGCCGCCCACGTCGCCCCGACCCTCACCGACGCCGACCGCGAGACGATCCACCGCATCGCGTCCGAGCGCTACGCCGTCGAGCTGCGCTGGGCGCTGCAAGACGCGGTGAGCGGCGCGTCGCACTGGCGCATCGAGGCCCGCGCGCTGCTGGCACGGATCGACGAGGGCGAACTGCCCGAGCCACCGAGACCATGGAGATGAACATGCGACAGGAAATCTACGCCTCGATCCGGGTCGAACTGCCCGAAGACGCGACCGAAAGCGCCCAGCGGCTTGCCGGGATCGCGCGCGTCTGGGCCGACATGATCGAGCAACTCGGTGGCCTCGACGGCGTGCAGTCCTCGGTGAGCATCTCCGAGGTGCGCACGCCGCGTAAGCAGCGCTCGCCGAACAAGCCGCGCCTGGTGACGCCGCCGCAGGATGCCGCGTGATGAACACGCCCGCTTACCCTGAGCAAACCCGAGCGCTCGCCGAGTGGTTCCTGGGTGTCGATGCGCCCGAGGAAGACAAGCACGACCTGGCGCTCACCATCCAGCACGCGATTGAGCACTGGAGGGTGACGCCGGAACACGGGGACAACGCAGCATGAGTCACGCTGACATCATCGCAGCAGCCCTGCGCGAGCGCGTGGCGGCGATCGCCCAGAGCGTCGGCACCGCCGGGCGCGGCTTCACCCGCGCCGTCCAGGGCGTCGCAGTAGCCACCGATGTGGAGGAGGTGATGCGGGCCGCCCTCATCGCTGTGGACGCAGCGCGCGCGCTGCACAAGGCAGCCGACACCGCAGTGGAGGACGCGACCGCAGCGCTCGCCGAGGCCATAGAGTCCAGCGGCATCCCCTCGGTGCAGACCGAGCACCTCACCGCGTTTCTGAAACGGCAGCAGGCGTTTGTGAACATCTCAGATGAGGCGCTGATTCCGAAGCATTATTACACCGAGACGTTGGACAAGCGCGCTCTGAAATCGGCCCTCGTCGATGGGCTCGAGGTGCCAGGCGCATCGCTCGCCACCCGCAACGCCAGAACGCTCGCCATCCGCGCGCGGAACTAGGAGACCACACCATGAACGCCATCGCCCCGATCCAGCCCATGCCATTCGGCGAGATGCAGCAGTTGGCGCTGTCCATCGCCAAGTCGAACCTGTTCGGCATGAAAACGCCGGATCAGGCACTGGTACTGATGTCGATCGCTCAGGCGGAGGGACGGCATCCGGCCCTAGCCGCTAGAGACTACGATATTATTCAGGGGCGACCATCCAAGAAGGCTGAGGCCATGCTGCGCGATTTCATCGAGGGCGGCGGCAAGGTCGAATGGCACGCCCTGACCGACGAGATCGCCGATGCGACATTCACGCATCCACAAGGCGGTAGCGTGCGCATCAGTTGGGACATGAAAAGAGCGGAGCGCGCCGGCCTTGGCAAGAAGGACAATTACAAAGCATATCCACGCCAGATGCTGCGCAGCAGGACGGTGAGCGAGGGTGTCCGCACGGTCTGGCCGATGGCCACCAGTGGGCTCTATGTGTCTGAGGAGGCAGCCGACATGCCGGCGCGCGAGCCGCCGCACAACGGCCCGACGCTCGAGCACGAGGCCGAGCCGCCGAAGCGGGAGACGCAGGAATCCGATGCCAGATCCGCTATCAACGCCGCGGTGCCGCTTAACCCCACGCCGCCGCCCACTGGCGACGCGACGCCAACGATGCCAGCCAACATGCCGGGATACCGCGATTTTCTGAAGTCGTTGGAGACCGCAATGCGAGGCTGTAGCAGCATTCAGGAGGTCGACCGCGTGATTGCGCAGCCGAAGACACAGTATGCGCTGGCGACCTATAAGGACGATGGGGCAAACCAGCTTAAGGCAATCATCGCTGACGGCATTGCCGCGCACGCGCCGGTGGTGCACCCCGACGACGCCGAGGCCGACATCTGGGGCGACGCGCCGGTGACCGAGCCGGCGGGCGCGGGGTAGGGGTAGCGATGACCAGCGATGATGTCGATCTCACCCGGCAACTGTACGAAGCCATCCGCCCGCTGCTTGCCGGTCATCCGCCACAAGTTCAGGGCGCGGTGCTGGCCGATCTGCTGGCGACCTGGCTGGCCGGGCACTACGCCGACAGCGACGCCGACACCGACCGCCTGCGCGAGACGATCTTCGCGAAGCATAGCGAGATAGTGTGGGAGCTGGTCCCGGTGAACGATGCCATCATTCACGGGACGCGCCGGTGAGCGAGCCGGCGGGCGCGGGGTAGGAGGACACCCTGATGATGAACGAACGGCCGATCGAAGACCCGCGGTTGCAGAAGGCGCTGGATGAGGTGAATCAGATCATGGCCCGCTACGGCCTTGCCGGCGCCTGCATGCTGGTGGCGCCGGAGGAAGCTGCGTTCACCTACGGCATGCACGCGCCTTGGTCCGCCATACAACCCGACGCCACGACGCCGCTCGGGTTCCGCTTCCGCGCTCAGTCGAAGGTGGACGGCAAAGCGGAGACGGAGCGCCGGGTCGAAGGCGCGATGCACACGATCTGCCAGCTCAGCGATTTCGGCGAGCAGACCACGATGTGGATGGAGGATCTCAAGCTGATGCTGCGCCGGGCCGGCATCGAGTTCGAACACACGCCGTTCGGCGGGAACCAACTGCCACACCTGGGCAAGATGTGAGCCGGCCGTGACCGAGCGGCGGGGGCCGGGTAGGAGAGGATGAGATGACCAGCGTTCCGCAGACCGTCCCGCCCGGCCGTGGCTGGCGCCACTGGGGCGACGTGCACCCATCGCCGTTGACCATGGTCGAGGCTTGGCGGCGCGAATGGCAGTCTGTGGAGGTGCTGCGCCTCGCAGATATCCACCCGGCGACGAATGTCTGGGGCCTCTACTGGCGCCCACTGCAAGCCCCACGGCTAGAACCGGAAGTGCCCGAGCCGGCGAGCGCGGGGTGATGTCCGCAAAGCGCGATTATCGGACGGAAAACAAAGTGAGAACCAGGAATCGGACAGAGTGTCAGGTTTCGCTTACCACACCTTATGCAGTGCCGCCACATTCCCCGCAAAGCCGCAGAAAACCGTGGTTTCCGGCCCACACACAGAAAAGGGCGCCCCTCGCGAGGCGCCCAGTCTGGTGTCGGAAGGAAACGTACGCACGTCCCGGCGCTGACGAGGCGCCGACCTCAATCCGCGGCGGTCTGCGGCGGCGGGATGATGTAGCAGCTCGGCGCCGGCATCCTCTTGGCCAGTTGCTGCCGGCCAAACGCCCGCATCGACACGACGCCGCAACTGGCGGCCTGGATTTCACATCCGGTCATCGCGAGCAGCAGCAGCCACCCCACCACGCCACGCACCAGGGCTACAGCGGCCGCCCGAGGCGCGACAGCGGCAGGCAGTAGGGGTTGCTCATCGCCGCCCGCGTGTTCTGCTGCTGGCATAAAGACCATCCGGGCCCGGTGGTCTTGCCCGACCACGCCATGAAATAGATGCACTTCGGGAAGCTGGTCTTCCACGACTCGATCAGCCCGTTGAGGTCAATGCTACCGCCCTGACTCGGATTATTAGAACCCCACTCAGCCGCGCACCAAGGCAAGTCAGGGTGTGCCGCGGTCTCGGAGTTGTAGTAGCCCAGATAGTCCTCGATGTGGTTGCTGTAGCAGTCCTCACCGTGGATATCGACCAGCCCGGCAGGGAATGAC